TGACCTACCCGCAATCCGACGAGACGATGATTATAAACGCTGGAAATCCGAAAGAGCCTCATTACGCGCCAGCCAACGCCGCCGAACTCCCATCACCGTTGAGAATGTGCGCCGCCTTCGCTTACGAGATGAGAGCCAAAGAAGTGATCCTCTCCATCAACGCGCCTTGCAAACTGATCACGCCAAATTTTGAACTGGAGATCGAAGCGGGCGATCTCATGATCGCCCGCTTCGAATCGTGGAAGCAACCGCACGATCTAATCTTTGTGGAGAAAGAGAAATAAAATGTTCACGCACCCAGCAACTCAATTCGTATGCCGCCACTGCAAAAAAAACGCCGGATACGATCCTGAACTCTGCTTTTACTGTGGACCCATTTGCGGCGACTGTTTCATCAAAGAATGTCCCAACGAATCGAAGTACACCCGCGCCGCCACCGCTCTCACTTCGCCACCTGCCCAAACTCAAAACTCAACCAAAAGAAAAGGGAAAGAACATGACCGATCCAATCAAACTAAGTGACAGAGCTCTCAAAATCCTTGTCATATTGTGGCGTGCCGCGGCACCCATCACGCGCACTCAAATCATGGCAGACTACGCCCGCCCAATCTCCAACCGAGGACTACAAATCGCGCTCACCGAACTCGAAAACGCCCGGCTTGTCTCACGCATCGGATACCGCGACGGATGGCAGGCAACCCCAAACAGTGTCCAGCTCATACTCTGCGAAGTTTCGCAGAGAGAAACTTCGCCCCTAGCTAGTAGTAGTAGTAGCTTTCAATTAGAAGAGAACAAAAATAATAGAGAGCTACTACTAGCTAGACCCAACGAAGTTTCGCAGAGAGAAACTTCGTATCCACATGTGGATAACTCTGTGGATAACCCACTATTTGCTAAAAACTTAGAGTCCTGCCAACAACATGGAATCCAGGAGCCAAAAGCGTCACAGATCGCCGTACTTGCACACGTAACACCCGACTACATCACGGCGCACGTGGAAAGCGGCATAGATTTACCACTCGCCATCTGGCGCATTACAAACAAATTCCCCGCGCCAAAACCCAAGCGCGAGAGCCAAAAAGACCGTGATGCCTATCTTGCCTACTTGGTAGATTGACCATGGTAAGCAAAGTGCACTTCTCATCCAACTCCAACGAGTGGGAAACACCGGACAATCTCTTTGCCGCTCTCAACGCAGAATTTAACTTTACGCTCGACGTATGCGCCACACCGGCAAATGCAAAGTGTAAAAAATTCTTCACCCAAAAAGACGACGCGCTCCAAAAAAAATGGAGCGCGTCAAATTGGATGAATCCACCTTACGGCACGGAGATTCAAAACTTCATGCTAAAAGCCGTCATCGAAGCGAAGAGGGGCAATCTCACGGTCTGCTTAGTCCCTGCACGAACCGATACAAAATGGTGGGGCTACATCTGGAATCACACCACGCACCAGCCGCAACCGTGGACAAGAGAGATTCGATTCGTTCGCGGGCGCTTGAAATTCAAAGGCGCAAAACACCCCGCGCCTTTCCCAAGCGCAATCATCGTACTACAAAAACCTAACTCAACTTCACTTGACGAGAAAAACTCTCGCAAGTGATGCAGGTGTTAGGCGCTTACCTTATGAATATCCAGCGTGTTTGGGCTATGCCGTCCGCTGATACATTCGATGTGCCGCCGATAGGCGGGTTCGTCAAATCGTATTTGAGAAAATCGAAAATCAGCGTTGACCCATTTGCAAGAAATAAGCGATGGGCAACATATACCAATGATCTCAATCCCGAAACTGCCGCAGAGCATCACCTAGATGCTTACGATTTTCTTGTCATGTTGCTCAATAAGGGCATGCAGGCTGATTTGATAATCTTTGATCCACCTTACTCAATTGCCCAAAGCAAGCAGGTTTATGAGAGTTTTGGTGCTCAGAAATTCACACTTGAAGATGCTCAAAATGTTGGTCATTGGTCAAAAGAAAAAGAAGTCTGTTATCAATTACTTGCCGTTGGTGGTTACTTCCTGCATTTTGGTTGGCACAGCAACGGTATGGGTAAGGGGCGTGATACTTCAATCGAAGAATTATTGCTCGTTGCTCATGGTCGCTCGCATAACGATACTATTTGCATGGCAGAAAAGAAACTCGCCCATCGGTCTAGTCTCTTCGGTGAAAACGCACCTAACACAGCGTCGAGCCGACTTGTTGAAGGCACAGGCATTTTGCCCGCCGTCGTCAATCAATCCGAAAGTGACCTGCCCGCATAGGGCGGCTAACGCTAACCGTTATACAACGATAGAAGGATAATAATAGTTGGCAAGCACCGAAAGGAAAATAACATGGCTAAAGAAGTAGAAACCGAAATGATTCGTCTCGTCCTTGAAAACGGTGATGAAATCGAAATAACTTATCCGCTTGATATTGCCGATGAGTTATTTGACGAAATGCGCGAAGCGCAATCACGCGATGGCTTTTGGAATGTTGGTAATTACATACAAGCCCGCGCAATGTATAAAGGCGTTCTTGTTTCAGACGTGAACATGAAGCGCGTCATAGGTACGGTATAGCGTAATGCTTGCCAACAAAGCGTCCACCTGACGCGGGTGGGCGGTGGTCACAATCGGACAGGTTATGACCACCCGCGCAGGTAACGCAAACCGTTGGGCAATACCTTATGAAAATAAAATCACTTCTCATCACTGTCGGTCTGGTTTTTATAGTTGGCAAAGTTGCATCTGCTATCTATCAAGAATACAAGTCTCAGACTTGTTGCGTGGATTGTGGAGAACCAACCGAGCAACTTTATTGTGGTGGTGAATTGCGCTGTTGTAAGCCTTGCATGAAGGCACGAATTGAACGCGCCTGGCTTTTCGTTCGGTGAATTGCCCAACACCGCGTGCACCTGACGTGTGGCAGGCTGCGGTCATAATTGGACAGTTACCTGTGCCACACGCAGGTAACGCAAACCGTCGTGCCGCAAACAATACTTTCAATCAGCTCTAGCCACTCTTGCCCAGGCCTCCAAGACTCACAACAAAAAGCGACGCAGAGCTGCGTCGCTTTTTATATCCCAAGCACTTTCTTCACTTCGCCCGGCAACGCCCCAACCCGCTCAGGCGGAAACGTCCCCATTCTGTCATTCGCCGCGAACTCCAACCCCGCCACCACCAACGCCCCCCAACCATCGTCAGGAAAAGCAGCATAGAAGGCGTTAATCAAATCCTGATTCACGATCACCCGCACAGGCTTAGTAGGTGACACTGCGACCACAGGCGCGTTATTGACCGGCACAGTCCCATCCCGCAACATCAACCGCGACACGCCCGCCGCGAAGTAGTAATCGCCATTCGTCGCCCGCTCAACAACAAAACCCTTCAATCGCTCAGGCGTAATCGCATTTGCCGGATTGCCGTCAAAAAATTGTTGTGGAAAAACATAAATCACCGAACTATTACGCTGATAGACTTTCAACTGCGAGATCAGCATACGCAACAATTCAGGCGTAACCATCTTCGGGTTAGCCGACCACTCATCGAGCAAAGTTTCTTCGATCACAAATTGTTAGCCTTCTTGAACGCCTCGCCCTCGGCGCGAAGCTTCAACACCTCTGCCGCCAAGTCGAGAGACTCCAGATATGCCGCTTCGACTTGCGCCACAAACGCCGACCATTGCGCGTCGGTCATATATTTTCCAATTCGTTGCCGCGCTACGCTTGGATCGGTCTTGATTGCATAGCGCATCAAAACGAACTTGATGCTCCGCAACTCGCGTCCAAGTTGAATGTCCTTTCGCAATCCCAATCCAAACAAATCTCCGACGCGATCCAACACCACCGAATCAACGTCATCACCTCTTAGAATCGGCGTTCCAATGAATTTCGGAGCGTTAGCAATCGACGTCATCCGCGCCGCCGCCTCGTCGTTCAATCGCTTCGTCTCAATCTGGTGTATATCAAGGATCGCTTGCACATCTTTCGGCACGCTATTGAATCGTTCTCGCTCCCGTCCATCCGTGTAATCAATCTCGCATTGAGAATCACTAATTTGCACTGCATGGACATTTGGCAAGTCAAAATTCAACGTCAATGGCGAACCGTCCACGATGATGGTTTTATCGCTCGGAATAATAGTCGCTTTCATGTTTTACCTCACAACTTGATGATATAATTGAGCATTATAGTCGGCTGCGTGTTGTTATGCGCCGCACCGCCGCCCGAGCTCGTAGAAATCTGAGCTTTCAATGTACCAGTACCATTGCTGGTTAAATACTCAACTTCAACACCAGCACCGCCAGTTTTCCCATATACTGTATGATCATGCGCTGGTGTCTCATTCGTCACCAACGTATGCGTCTCTGCGCCACCGCTTGCGCCAAGCGTCGCGCCATCCACGCCACTGCCGCCAGTCGTCATACGATTCGCCGCGCTGCCCCCCATATTATCTTTGCCCACCGGCACACGACCGCGTAGATCGGGCAAGTTAAATGTGGTAGTGCCATCCCCGACACCAAACGCCGTGCTGATAGCAGCAAACAACGCCGAATAAGTTGTCCTCGACACCGCCGAACCGTCACACCAAAGATAACCGATTGGCAACAATGAGCCTGCGTAGAGTTTTATTTCTCCCACTAATGCCGCCGCCCCTGGCGACGCCGCAACTCGCCACCTGCTCGACGTAGAGTCGTACTGCAATATCACAGACTGATCCGCCCCAATCGTAACATCGCCGCTCAACGCAAATCGGTTAGCCGCCGTTGAACTTGCGCTCTCATCTTTTAGCGTAATACTGAAACTACCAACATTATGAATCAACAAAACCCGCCCGTCCGCGCCGCCCGCCAAGCCGGTGATGTTGTACGCCGCGCTCGACGACAAACGCAAAGACGACGCAAGACTTAAATTAGTTGGAGAATAGTCATTCTGATCCGCGCCGATGCTTGACGGCGATAAAACACCCGTCAAGAGCAATGTCAGCGGAATCGTTGCCACATCTACCATCGGAACGCCTACAATAGTTTGTATCGTCGCTTGCGCTACGTTTGTCCCGTCATAATAAAGTTGTCCGATCCGCCTCTGCCCCGCCGCTTCCGTTGCGCTCGTATTCACCCCAAGGGTGAACGTTGTCCCGCTCCGATTCGCAAACACGTACCACGTCGCCGCGCCGCCGCTAAACGAACTTGCCGCCAAATCCACATCGGCAGCCGCCTGACACATATAGCCATCAATCATCAATGTCGGCGGGCGCAGAGCGTCGTATGCGACGCGCAGGCGATCCGTTGCAAGGTAAGACAACACAACGCCATCGGCATATCGAGCCAACGCACTAAACAACGCCTTTGCAGTTGTAGAATCCGCGCCGCCGTACAGCGCGTCCTTGCGAAGATTGTTGTAATGCGAAACCAGTGTCCGCATCGTGGCGTCAACAACCGCAGACGCCGGATAAGTAGGTCCTGACATTTATTTCATCCTTCCACCCAGTAAGCCTCATCCCACTTGTAAGTGCCGTCCCAATACGATCCAAGATAAATCGTCGGGTCGGCGGGCGCGAACACGTCACTATCGGATCGGAACTGACACGTAATCACCGACAACGCCGGATGATGATTCTCGGTTGCTAAATGACCAAGACAATACAGCGATCCGTACACGCCCACTGGCGTATAAAGCGTCACGCCCGAGTTTTTCGCCAAGAACGCGATCAGATCATCATAAATCTTTTGCCGCGTCCGCGCGTCCACACTATTGTTCGGCAAACGGACATTGTTCGCGCACGGCACAGAGAAAAAGAATTTCTCTTTTTCATCAAACGTGCCGTCCCCGTTGTCAAAGCGTTCACGCTGCACGCTAACCGCGCCGCCAATCGTTGCCTCACTCGCCAACATAAATCCAACAGCCACGCCGCCATTCACGTCTGCATGTTGCAAAATCACCTGACAATCTACGCCGAGTGTTGGCATCACTCATTCCCCCAACTGTCGATCTTTCAAGTCAACGTATCGCTCGTAAGCACTCGCAGGCGGCGTGTACGGCGGCGGTTCAGGCTGCAACCGCTCCGCAGCAGGTTCGGCAACTTCGCCGACGTTACTATTTGAATTCGTAACGGGTTGATCAACCCGCCGAGATTGCCCAAAACGACGCTCCCGTTCTTCATCGTTCATTTCTTGCTCAACGGCAACCGCCCGCGCCGCGTATTCAACCGCTTCACCAGCAACCCCACCAACCGGCGCAGATGCAGCGCGCTCCCCTACCGGGCCAATGCCAAACAGCCGCCGCTCATATTCATCAAACGCTTTATCGTGACGCGCCGCAAACCGTTCAAAGATGATCGTTTCAAGATGATCGTCTTGCGGCGCACCATGCGCCGCGCCCACGCCAAGAAATACGTTTACTTGCGGAACAATAGAAGAAACGCTAGCTAACGTGCGCTGCAACGAACAGCCGCAACCCTCGTGAAAGCCCGGCAAGATCGAACTTGCCCACGCCTCCGCGCTTTGCACCACTCCCGCCATGCTATAACACACGGCGCAATGCCTAAGCGTTGCTCCAAGCACCCACTGATAATTATAGACAGTCAATCCAGCTCCCACGCTTTCACATCTTGCCGACGTGTCGCCGTTTTCAACTGCTTAAGCCAATAGCGGAACTCAAACAACCGCGCATTACCCCACGCTTCAATCCGCGCATTGTCGCTTGGTCGCGTGCCATAGCCCGACGTTTCGATCAACTCAACAGAGCGCGACTGAGCGCACAAGCCCGCCGCGCCACGGACGATCATATCCTCATGATCGGGGAAAAACGTTGTAGAAGATGCGGAGTCCAAGCCGTTGATCGTATGCGGCTTCGTATAGAAAATTCGCATTTCATCATTCAAGGCAGGCGTAGCGACGTTGTAATCGATCACGTAGAGAACAGGCGATCCATCGTCCCACCGCAACTCCCACTCATTGACCCGATTCGGCGGGAATTGTTCAACGGCGGGATCGTATGGATACCACACGTCAAGCACGTCAATCAAACCGGAGAGCGCGCCAAGCGCGATCTCGCGGCTTGTGCCAGGCAAAACAATGTACGTCTCTGTCTCTAACGGAAACGCGCCCGAATACTCGCCGAGCGCAAGACGCAAGCCTTCAGCAAGCGCGTTTGCAGACCACTGACTATTGCCAGTGTCAAACAGATACTGCGCCATGCGCGTCTGCAAACTTGAAAGTGTGGCAGGCATCGCTTACCGTCGACGACTCAATCCATCTTCTACAGCCACCGCGCCGATATAAGTCAGCAACGCTTTCACGATCAAATCTTGCGTTGCCGGCAACGACACCGCGCCGGTGTAATAACCACTCGCAATCGTAATGATCGCAACCACCAATGCCCAAAACTTACGAGAGCTCAACAGACCTAAAATCTTCGAGTTTCCAGCTACCATGACTTAAATATCCTTTCACAACGCAATAGGAAAGCCTACAAACGGTTTTTAGAAGGCATAGGGCATCTCAATGCCCCTTTCTTCGTCTTGCCCGCGCCGTCGCGGGCAAGACCAGGAGGAAGAATAGAAACGCTTACAGCCCGCGCTATCTCAGACTAAATACGCAGTGTGTAATTCGCCACGGCGCCCAGGCACTCTACGATAGTCGTCGCTGCGCGATCCAGCGTCAACTCCACCAGAACATACTCGTCATTGTCGATCCAGATCGGCGTAGTGATCGTCAGAGTCATCTTGTGCTGATCGACATCGATCCGCTCTGCCGCCGTGTCGTGTCCGGTGTCATAAGTAAACGTTTGCGCCGCAACAACAGCCACCGCACCATCCGCACCGCGAGTCACTTTGTTAACCACCGCGCTAACCGCATCGCAAGCCGCCGTGAGAATCTCGAAATCAATCTCAATGCTTTTCAGATACGCCCCTTTTTGCGCCACCGAATTTGAAGGAAGCATGATCGGAATATTGCAAACGGTCGTAGCGTCAGCCGCCGCATTTTTGACAACGATAGTGCCAGCAACCTGACCGGCAGCTTGAGTCCAAGTGCCGGTAACGAAATGCCACACCGTAGGCGGGATATATTGACTCATCGCGGTATCGTGAACGTAACCGCCGATCTCGCTCATGCTATCCCACGGTAAACCAACGAACATAATCAGCGCGTGACGATAGATGAACGCAATGCCCAAAACGAAGAACAGCAATCCAACCACCATCAACCAACCACCATCAACTAACGTGTTCATTTTGTTTTCTCCTACACGGCGGGCAGTGTGAACAACTGCCCGCCATGACTAAAGATGCAGTAAAAGACAAGACTAGACTCACCAGCGGCAAGCATCTTGCCCTGACATCGAAGGAACAACTATCCGGCTACATTCGACTTGTGAAGCGGGCGGAAATCGCACACGCCCACCGCCACAAAGTGACGAACTTTGATCCGGCTTTCATCGTTCATAAACACTGCCGGAGAAAGCTCATCGCCCGCGACAAACACCTCAGGCTGAATACCAAAGCGTTCACCGATCATGATGCCCGGCACAAGAGCTGGGTCAGCCACAGCCGCCCAATCCGTAGCATCCGTCCACTCAGGAACACAAACAGGGGTCACCCAACCACCGTAAGTATCCGCGCCCGCCGGATGAGCCGTGGTCGGCGGTGCAGCCCAACGCGGAATAAACAACGCTTCCGCTTGCGCCTTCAACGCGCGCGGCACAAGGCAGAACTTCGGATCAATCGCCATCTTCTTGCCTGTGCCAATGTAGCCTGTCTCATTGGCAATCAGCATCGGCTGGTTATACATCGCCGATGCCGCGGCATCCCAAGCCGTGTAATCTGTGCCAAGAGCAGTCGTCAGCAAGTTCTTGTGACCGCCCGCAGTAGTAACCGCAGTCGAGTTAAACAATGCGCCAGTGTCAGCGAGCGTGGGACCAACGGAAGAATTGTCGGTGAAGATCGCCGCCACCAACGATGAGATGTTACGCAGTGAAGCGTTCGCCAACTCACGCGGAATCGCTCGAAGCTTGCGTGTGTCATCCCGATCTAACGCTTCGAGCGTCACGCCGATGTAACCGCCGTACTTCGTGAAGTTGGCGGTCTCGGGCGAATCGCCGATCTTCAATTCGGTATATTCCGCGCCTTCCGAAACAGACGGAAGCGATCCGACTGTACCGAAGATCATCCATGTTATTTGATTGAGTGAGTCAAAATGTTCAACAGTTGAAACATTTTTCCACCAGTCATAACCGGCGCGACCCAGTTGATCCCAGTGTTCGCGCAACGACTTATTCAGCGCGTTCTTAACAAGCCCGGTGAACGTGCTTGTAGTGTGCTGAAACTGCGCCCGCGAGAGATCAACGCCGCCAAAGAAATCGAGATCGCCCGTCAACCCAAGATACAACTCGCGGATGCCCGACAGTCGCGCCACCTTCAACGACTTCGCGCCTTCCTCGCGTGGGGCACCAAGCAAGTCATCAACCGCAGCCTGAATCTGATCGCGGCTATTAAACATACCCGACACGCGAGCCACACCAGCCACCACACTACCCGCGCCGGCATCGCCCAACACATCACGCATATCCTCAATCGCCGTATTCAGTTCTTTAGCGTCAAAGACTTTGCCCGCAAACTGCTTGCGAATCTTCTCTTGAGCCTTAGTGGGAAGCTTACTTGCCAGCAAACCACTCTCAAGCAAATGCTCACACATTTGCAGACGAGTTTGACGAACTGCATCAATCTCCGCTTGCATTGCGTCCTGAGCTTTCTGCGCCCCAAGTAACGCCTTCACCGCGTTCAGATCGTCTTGTAATTCATTCGCCGCAACGGGTGAAGTTGGAGTCACGGCTTCTTCATTCTTTTTGTCGCTCATAGTTTTCTCCTTTGTTGCGACTGAATTTTGATTAAGCGCGCGAAGGAACATACCCCCGCGCGCAGGATCAACAACAAGATCAACGCTAAACACTTTGACGATCTCAACAACAACATTCTCACGCGCCGTAAACGCCACATCCGCCGAAAAGCCCACATCGCTTTTCGTGTCAGCGGCAAGCCACTCACGACCTAACGCCTCAATCACCTGTGCCGACGGCCCCTGTGTCCACAAAGAACACTCAATCGCGCCCGCGTCCGCGTTCCAGATCGGTTTATGCAAAACACCGCCCAGATCGCGGACAGATCGCGCCCCCCAATACTGATGATCGACGAAAACACTTACCCCATCCCAAAGCGACAACGATTGCTCCAACACAGAACCCGAAAACATCCAGCCGTTGCCCTCTCCAGCCGTAATCGCGGCGATGTCAAACTTGCCGCCAACACCCACGGCAAGGCGAATACGTTGCTCTGTCTTTTGATCAGACATTCTTTACATCTCCCGTCTGCGAATCTACCTTCACCCCGCTCGACGATGCGGGCTTCTCTGCTTTCACCCACAAACGCGCGTCAGTCATCCGCGATTTCAAATCTTCAATATCCATCTCTTCACCCCCAAAGCGATAAACGAGTCGCAGAACTTCTGTCTCATCAATCAGACCCGCCGCGTACAGTTGCAGAGCTGAATTTGCCATCGACGTAAACGCCAACGCCAGAGCCGCGTTGTCACGCGCCGAGATGTCGCCGCCAACAACTGCAATCTCGGCGTCTGCCTTCACGCGCTTATTCACCATCGCCGCGCGGCGCACCACCACACGTAAAACAGTAGACAACACCCACAAAAAATAAATCTGACGCTGCTCAAAACTGCGGTAAGTCGGCGTACCCGCGCTCTCCGCAGTTGTCCGAGTTGATGACTCCGGCTCTGCCAAAAAGTGAAGCGGCAAGCCCACGCCAACGGCGATCATCTTTTTAATGCTCAAGCCGTCGCTCTGCGCTTCGAATGAGTCCAGTTTAGGAGCAAGAACATCCCACTCTTCCAACTCCGAATCAGTCACAAGAACACTGCCCGGCGCAGGCGGATTACTCGCTAATTGCTTCTCGCGCGCCTTACGCGCCGCTTCACTGCCAAACTTGCCTTTCACAACATACATGAACACTTGCCTAAACTTATTCAGGCGCGCGCGATCTTCCAGCCAATTCGAGAAACGAGTCAGCCATTTCAACTCCCCCACTAGATCGCTCTCGCCGAACTTCGCCCCGACCGGACGATTGACAGCAAAGTGCATCATTACCGCCCCGCGTCCATAGTCCGCAGGCGACCCCACCGCAACCCACCGCCTACCTTCTTCTTTCAAATCGCTGGGCAACTCCACAAACGCCAACTCTTGATCGAGATCATTCGCCGCCGTCTCGATCTCTTTCATCTGCGCCGCCGGAATAGCTCTAACGTAACTCATCCCGTCCTCGCCGGTAGAAATCGAAATAAACAGATCGCCCGAGCGCGAAAGCTCATCACACCACTCCATGATCCTGATACGCATACGATTCAGATCATGCTTCCAGAATTTCTCCAAAAAAGCATTTGTCCCTTTGTGCGGCGACGACACCTTAACACCGCCGCCGACCACGTACTGAGTGGTTAAAGAGACAATCCGCTTTGCAAGCGGATTAACACGCCATGCTTCAAAACACTTTTCCAAAACATCAATGCGATCCGACGGCAGACGATCCCGATCTGTCTCAGCGCTTCGACTCCACAGAGCATCGCGACCATCGTCGAGCGCGCGCACCGCCAACGACACACGGCGATCAATCTCACGACTCATCGCCGCAGTAATTCGTTTAGGCCTTCGAAAGCGTTTAGAAACCTTTTTCATCTTCAAGCGGATCGCGTCCTTGTAAAATCACACTTCCACCCACCGACCAACTTTGCTTATCCAACTCCGCACACAACGCGGCGGAGATCAAAAGATCATCATGCAGGTATTCCCCCGTTTCGTTATTGCGCGCGCCCGCGGGCACACCCCAGCTCATCACCTTGCCCGCCCCTTCTTTGATCGTGAAATCACAGCCATCCACTTCACGCCAAAACTCATAACTCTCATCGCGTTTGAGCGGCGGCTTCCAGTCCTTAAATCGTCCTGTATCGCACACCGCCAAAAAGCCCCAGCCCAGATCGCTTTTTGTTTTCTGCGAAAACTCAAACGCAATCACTCGCCCCGGGAAGCGGGCGGAAAGAAAACTCGCCAACCCCGCCCCGACTCCCGTTGCATCTACCACCACAAAGCGCGGATTCCAAATCTGAATCAGCGCGACGATCTTTCCGTAAAGTGTCGTATGCTTCGCGCCCACCCACCGCGCCCGCTCACGCACCAAATAGCGCGGCGCACGGATCAAGTCATCCCCAAGCGTTGACGGATCAATTTCTACTATCGTCACCGCCGTTGCATCGCGGCGCGGATTTTCCAACTCGCCTTCCAACGCCCCTTCATCTTCCCCAGCCACGTCGATCATCATTGCGTGTGACCGGTCAGGCATCGGCGCATACCGCCGATCATGATCGCCCCGCATCAACTCACGACGCGAAGCCGGAAACATGCCGCCTTCGCTGCCGATCTCCTCAAGAAAGTATTGCGTCCGAATAAGCGGATGCTGACGACCCATCTTTGCGATCTGTTTCGCCACATATGCCGCGTAAGCCGG